TGGAGGCGGCCGCTGCGTTCTCGCTCGCCTTGGCAGCGCTCGCACTCGCGGACGCTGCATTCTTGGATGCGAGTGCCTGCGCAGCCGCATCCTGTGTGCTTGTCATTTTTGTTTCCGCATCGTCCTGATCCCATACAACGACGGCATTTTTATAGGTGCTTCCGCCGGGGGCGCCGACCTTCAGAATGTACTTGCCGCTCGGTTTCTTTGCGAAGACGGGTTCTCCCTGATGGAGTTTGGGATTTACTTTTTCCCATTCCTCTACAGAGGCAACGGAAAATTCTATGCGCGCATTCGTTTCTACTGCCATGATTCCTCCTTATTATTCTGTGCGAATCCAAATGTATAATGCAATGTACTTCGGACGGCTGTCCCACTCCCGTCCGCTGCCTGTAGCATTGATCGAAAGAGAGTGATTATGTGCTGCGGCGTAAGATGTACGCCCAGTCCAAGCACGGGAAGCGTAAAAATTAGCGTATGTGATGTCCCACCAACGCCCTGATTCGGGGAAGTCGCTCCCTTCTATTTCATGACTTTTGCTCCCGCCATTCCCCCCTTCGGCCCAGAATGCGCCTCTCACGTAACGATCCCATCGTCCTGTGTGTGTTGGGAGCGGAAGCTCTCCGAAAATCTCCATATTCCCGCGATCATGGTCATGCCCGCCTGCTACCCCCATCGTATATCCATGGGTGTGCGATGGCATCTCGGATACAGTACTCGTGTGAGTATTGCTTCCACCCTTTTCGCCCACTTTTGCAGTATTCCCAGCGGCCATAACAAAGGTCTTTTCTTCGAGAAGTTCCCATGTCGTGCCGGTGTATTTAACGGATGGGTTTTCGGGATTCTTCGTCATAATGACGTCGCCAATCCTTGGATAGGTCATTCGCCGGATGTTCTCAATGACGGACGTGAGGTCTATATTCCCCTGCGCGTCCGGTTTGATGCCATTCACCGATCCTGCGAAGGTCTTACGGAGATTCGCAACAAGACCAGTATAATCATCATCCATCGCATCAAGCCCCGCCTGTACGATGACTTGCGCTATGGCCGCAGCCATGATCGTCGCCTGCTTATAAATCTTGTTGTGAAGTGAAGGAACAGCAATGCCAGGCACCACGCCGGAGACGCGTTGTGTGTCTGTCTCGTATTCATTGTCTGACTGTATATTTGCGGGGGCGACGCCTTCTGCAAATACCTTAAAATTAGATTTGGCCATTCATTACCCCTCCGTTTGCTTAACCTGCAACCAATGTGACTTATAGCCGCTATAGTTGAGCGTGTTGTAATCGTATGCAAAGATCGGCATGCCGCTTGTATCGATAAATGCGAGCGCGTTAATCCGGACGCCTTCCGGTTTCGGGATGATATAACCATGCATGATGAGCTCGCGCATGAGACCTGTGTACTGACCAACCAGCACGATATTGTAAGACATGTCCTGCAGATCCTGGATCTGTATACCCAGATTCTCCGGAAACAGATTTGCCCACATTTCGTAAAGCTCGAGTACGTTCCCCTTCCACACATTCTGCACGATTCTTGCTTTGATCATCGTGCGGAAGACGGAGTCCGTGATCAGTGGAGCGTCCTCGATATCCGCCGGAGCATACCCTTTAATAAAGTCTGATTCCGCCATATTCACCGGGGTAGGTGTCGGGTACACGGTATAGACCGATTCATCGCCGCTGTCCTTTTCCATTTCTTCCGGTGTCGGGCAGATGATGTCTCCTCGGCCCCGCGGCGTTGGTTCAAAGTCCAGATCGCGAGACGTACCGACGCAGTAACCGATGATATCGAGCTGGTCATCATGGGCGGTTTCCAAGTCGAACATGTCCACGACCTTCAGAATGAATGTATCTAGCTCGCAGTTATAGTCCACCATCTTTCGTATCATGGCATTGAAGCGCGGAGCAAGGCGGTATTCTGAAGTGATGAGCTCCCTGTAGTATTCCTTTGTCGGTGTAATCATGATTCTACCTCGATGAAACTATAGTCGGGGCTTGCCACCTCGTTGTAATTGATATCTACGTCTCCCGCTGCCATGGATCCGGCCGAGCGGCCGATCGTGATGGAAGAGATTCCGAACTGCGGCTTGCTCGGGATGGGGTTACAGCTCACAACGACGCCGGTCAGCATAGAAATGGACACGTCACGTCCGATTTCCAGCCCTTTGACATATTCATAAATCGCACTTTTTACGGTCGATGACCGACTGGAGATATAGCCGGTGTACTTTTTAATCCTCACGTGCACATGGATCGGCACATAGATTGGCCGATAAAATCGGACGGTATTGATGTATTCATTCTGGTCTTTGACCTTGACCACCTTCGTGCCATTCGTATAGCAGCCGATCCCTTTATGGTAAAGAATCGCCTCTGCGATTTCGTGATCATCGCCACCTTCGACTACGCAGGTGATTGAGTGCGGCGGCAGCCCGAATGGGTTATTCTCCTCATCCACGACCGAGAGATTGGTATCATTCTCGTAGACCGACACGCGCGCCACATTCTTCAGCGCACGGAGTGCACCGAGCGTCCCGGCCAGCATGGTCTGAGACGGATTAGATACAGAAATGGTCTGCCGATTTCGAAGCTCTCCGTCCGTCTCGATAGCATTTCCTGGAATGGCCGACACCTTGTTTTCGACCGCCTTCCATCCCATGGTCGGGGTGTTGATCTGCGTGATGTCGCCCGGAAGTGCTGTGATGGCACCAGCCACGCTACAGGTGGCTGTGGAAAGCACGCTGCCGTCCGATCCGATCACCACAGACGCCGGCAGATTCCACACATTACCAGTAGCATCTTTGACGCTAGCATTTTTGATTTCCGTGAAGGCGGTGCCCGTGATGTAGAGTTCACAGGTCGAGAAACCTGCAGGTTTCCGGTAAATACCGTTTAGCTTTACCACGGCGTCGAGCGCCGCTCCGATCGCAGTCGTCGGGCTTCTGGAATTGTACGCATACTGCACCGCTTGGTAACTGTCAGCCACCTTCAATGCGAGTATGGAAAGGAATTGATAATCCGCACTATCGTTTCCAAGGTAAATGTCCGATCCGTAGATCTTTTTCATGCTTGCGATCATGTCGTCCAAAATATCCTGATAGGTCGGCATGTGAAGTCCTGATCCGTCAACATAAGGAGCAAAGTAACTCATTCTGTTCCTCCCAGATTCGATATAATGAGCGATCCGTACATGGTCTCTACCACGGCGCGGAACGTGTATTTTCGAGTATCATTGTCATAGTTTGAATCGTAGCCCAGAATCGAGAGCACACCTTTCGTCCCGGAGATGCGTTCCTTGAAAAGGAAATCCACTGCCTCTGTGTTGGATTGGCTGCCCGAGGATGCCAGAATCTTTTCAAAAAGGGGCAGACCGTCCTCTCGATCCTCCCACCACTCTGCATAGAGCAGGCGGAGTCGTGTCTTGATGGCCTGCGCGACAGCTTCCACGCCTTCGAGATAAGCATGCTTGCTTCTACCGAATACGTAGTCACCATCGGCGTCTAACATGCGGTAAATCATAGCTAGCCTCCTATAAAAACGTTCGAAGATCCTTCGGCAGCCATCCCGCCGCAGGAGACACTGTCCCCCACGCGAGCCGCCGGCTTCCCATTGATGAATACGGTGCCGCTCCCGGAAGAAATCACCCCGGAGTGTGCCGCGTGTACGGGGCAGCCATGAGGAGCATAGATATCCCCCACGCGAGCCGCCCCCTTTCCATTGATGAACACATCCGAGGACGCAGTAACGAGCGCCGTCGGCGGGCAGGCATCATGTCCTGTATCTTTGTCTCCCAGTCGTGTCGCCTGCCTCAATTGATATTCACCGTCCCTCCCTTGATGTTGATGGTGCCGCCGACGATGTTGATGGTATCGCCAGCGATTTCCACATACGCCGATCCAGATTCATTCCGGAGCTGCACGGATCCGGTACTGTACCCCGGGATGGTGCGAGGCTGACTCCATGGCCCGGGGATAGCGTAGCCGTCTGAGAGATCATGTCGGCGGCAGTCGATCTGATTCTGCACCCCGCCCGACTGCCACCACGCGTCCATGCAGGCATCGCCAAAGATGACCAGACATTCATCGCCCGGCTTCACAGGGAATGTCAGCACATAGCCGCCCGCCCTTGGAAATACCACGGGAACATCAACGAGTGGGGGGAGATCCACCCAGCGCTCTTCCCCTTCCGAGGTTAGCCGCTTCTCTCGGATTGCAGGCTGCACAGTGACCGTCTGCTCCTTCGGATCAAACGATTGGATGATCCCCGGGCAGGCCACACGCAGATTGTTTTCCCTCTCGCGAGCGAAATTTTCGCGATTTTTGCGCCTGTCGGGCGCAAGCTCTGTCAAAGGTATCATTATCACACCCCATTCCCATTCTGCCCACTGTTCCCCAATAAGGCCGCCAGTGAGCCCTTCCCGTAACGGGATATTCCCTGAATTTCCGTGTACCATTCGTTCCCACGGGTATCTCCGACGTGCGTCAGTTCCATGACTTGGTAAATCCACTCATCATCCAGCGGAGCCTGCTGCTGTCCGGGTGTCACGCTCGCCTCATTCGCCTGCACATTTTTTAGTTTGATAAGCGACTGCAGGTGGATGGCCGGATTCAGAAGGATCTTGAATGACAGGCCGAATTGCACCTGCTGCGGTGTCCCAACGAGCCCCGTCTCCGGGGATACTACAATCGCTTCATCCTTTCCCACATCCTGCAGTCGAACGATGTTTAGATTTCCGTCTTCTACATAAAAAGATGCCGCGTTACCACGGCACACATTCTGTATATAGTCATAGGGACGGCCGAAGAACACCTTGCCCCTTGGAAGCGCCTGATCCGACAGTCCATCCGATACCTGATTCACCGGCGTCTTCTCTTCACTGTCATTCGCCACAGTCTCGATAATTTTCCGGGAATTCAATCCTCGGTTCACTGTCTTGGAGATGAAATTAAGGTTCAGCTGCTGGTCACCATCGATGGCCATGAGCGTTAGTGCGTAGTCTGTATTAGAATCGCGCGATCGCGATGGCCATATGATCTTCCCATCAAATATCTTTCCATACTGCAAGTCGACGGTCGTCTTGACTTCATTCCCTGCATCATCCTTGGACGTTTCCGTCTGCTCCGCTTGATACCCCGCCTCGATGATCAGCCGGTCTCCTTCCATGACCAGCTTATCCTCGGTATCGGAATTCAGATTATAGATACGGACGATGGCATAGAAACCGCCTCGATCTCTTTTTTTATGGACCTCGAAAGTGCAGTGAAGATCAGAAACATTCAGCGCTTCTTCATCATTCTTATCCGTGACCAGGATCTTGTACTTTCTAAGCCAAAGAGCACCGTTAGGTCGCGTCAGTTTCGGCTTGGCATTGGGATTCGTCTTGTCCGCGCCCCACTGCTTGGCCAGCGTGGTTTCTACCGCCGCCCCAAGGGCAGCACTCGCAAAACTCATGATGCATCCCCCCAGATTAAAACGAAGGTCGTCCCAAGTGTCTTGTTGTCCGGCTGCATGATGAGCGTGTCGGAGACAGGCACAATGTATGCCTCCCCGATAGAAAGATGCCGATACTGGCCGAGTAGATTCACTCCGCACACCAGCGGCATCATGTCCACCAGAAGGTCTCCCGTACTGTTGTCATAGATCGCGGCGATCCAAGTATCATACAGATCCATGTACCGGAGCACGAGCTTGATGTTGATATTCCGCTTTCCGCCCTCAAGCGTGAGCTTGAATGTCTGTACAGACTGCGTCTGACAAGTCAATGGTATTCTGCAGTATGCCATCAGCCCTCTCCCCCCTTCGATGCGTCTTCCATGGCTCGGATGGTCGATGTGGGCTCCGGCGTCGGCTGGACTTCTCCGCGGTTCGTTCCATCCCCACTTGTCCATTCCCGAGCAGAGACTTTTTCCGTCGTGACATTCGCCAGGATCAACTGTTGCAGGTTGATTGTGGCACGCAGGCCATATAGCGTATTGGCGTCATCGTTGACGGAAATCGATCGGATGACCATATTCTGATACTGGTTGAGACGCGTCAGCACCGTAAATGGAATACGAGCCGCTTGCAGCTCACAGAGCTTACGGTATGCCGAGATGGACTTCGTGTAGGCTCCCACCCACTGTCCGCGAACCATGGAGGCCATGCAGTCACTCATTCCGATTTCCATGGTGATCTGTATCGGTTCCAAGTACATGTGATCCGAGATATTCGCCCCTGCCTGCACCGGGTGCGATGTCACGACAGCGGTATGCTCCGTGGACACGTTCAGTACGGCATCGAAGAAAAATCCGGCGATGTTCGTCTTGCAGTAGATAAGCTCGCCCTGCTCATGCGTCCCGGACGCCCACTGGCGGGGAAAATACCCATCCTGAAACGCGGCTCCAAGAAACATCTCCTTGGACGGCAGCGTAGCCGTCCCGCCGATCAGCACCGAATTGAGATTCCCGAGTGTCATGCCGGTCAGATTACCCAGACCGAGCTGCTCGCCGCCGCCCAGAGATCCTAAGATATTCATACCAACACCCCTCTCTGATACCTCGTAGAAATGGCATCAGCGACTGCGTTTCCGATGTCCTTGGCTGAGGCATTGCTATTCGTGACATTCACGTGGATATCTCCGAATGAAATCCTGCTGCTGCCGCCATAGCCAGTCTGTACGAATCCATTACTGCCTGCGCCAGCCGTCGCTGCATAGCTGTTTGGATTTACTGCGAAGGAGGCAGTACTCACAAAATTGTTATCGTAGGCACTCTGCGCCCTGTCTACACGATCCACCTGCACGCCATACCCTTGATCCTCCGGACTTTCGTACTCATGAAGCAGCCGGCGCGTCATGCTGTCCACATCGTCCGTCGTCTTCATTTCCTGGTACAGGTCGCCGTAATCTTCCTCAAGCTCCTTCATGAAGAAGGCCAGCTGCAGACGCAGGTCGTTGATGGGCCGCCCCTGCTCGATCGCGAAATCGTATAGATCGCCTTTCCGGGCTGCATCCGTCCACTGCGCCAGACCAAATCCGACACCGTCGTTTACGAATTCCTCCCGGCTCATATCTCCATTGAGAAGGCGGCGCAGGTAGATTTCCTTTTCTTCCTGTGTTCCCTTCTGCACGTTATTCGGATCTACATTCGACTCCGCCGAGAAATTCCCGATGGCCGCGGCCGCAGCCTCTTTCGTAAAGCCGCCGTCCTTCGTGAGGATGTTCATCGCGGCGGCTGTATTTGCTTTCTCATCCGCCGAGGATCCAAATACACCACTCAGGATGCGCCCCCAAGGGCTGTTCTTGGCCGCTGACTGAACGACGACACCTAAGAGCTTGGCCGCCCCTACGAAATCGCCTCGAAGGCAAAGAGCAATGGAAGCGATGAGCTTCCCGACCATCCCGGCCATGCGGCCTAGGTCTTTCAATGCCCAAGAGATGAATTCTCCGATGGATGTCCAGAATGAACGCTGGCGAGACTTCGCCTTCTCGTCGCTATTCTTGGTGATGGTATCAAAAAGGTCAGAGATGGCGTCGAATAAATCGCTAACACCGTCCTTCAACTCGGAAAGACCGTCTGACCAGGACTCACGAATACCATCCCAGTCGATGCCTTCTACGAATTTGGTCACGATGTAATCGAGGCCATCCGCGATGCCTTTCAGGATCTCCTTGATGGAATCGGAGATAGTGGAGAGCGTATCCCCCTCTAAGAAATTCAGCAGCTTCTCCCACACGGGAGCGAGCGTCTTAGACGACTTCCACCCATTCATGTAGTAGACGAAGTCCTCAAGGAGCAGAAGAGCCCCGCCGATCGCGATCAGGAATTTCCCAAAAGGGCCGGCCATGATAAAGGCCCCGACCGTCGCAAAGATCGCTCCCCACTTTTTCACATTCGCAGGAAGGCCATCTATAAAGCGATAGACGGTGCCGATGACCGACTTCAATACTTTAAGTGCACTCAGCCCGACGGACACGACGTGCCCTAGAAACTCCGCGATTTTCTTCGCGATCTGCGGCATGTTCTTTCCGAGTTTATCGTTCAACCACTGGATGAACTGTTGAAACTCCTTGATGAATGGCTGCAGGTATTTAATGAGGTAGTAGGCTACCCACTCCTTCAACATCTTCAGCTTCACCTGCAGCGACTGGATGTCATATCCGATTTCTCGGATCCATTTCAGCTGCCGGTCGGCATCGATCGGCGTGGCCAGCTGGTTCATCTCACTTCGTAGACGAAAGAACTGCTCGCGAAGCTCCGGGATCCATGCCAGATCTTCCTCCGATACCCCCATGACCTTCATGGCCGTAGAGAGTGCCTTGGCACTGTCCTTGGTGATCCACATTTGATTCGCCAACCGCTTGAACTGCATGTCTGCCGCGGCCACACTCTTTATGGTATCGATGGCCGCCTTGCCGATCGCCGCGAATCCGGTCACTGCCGCGGCAGCCGCCGCAAGGCCTTTGATGTTCTTCAGGGCATTCATGAGCTGATTCAGAGCAGCCATGGCGGCATTAAAGGAATTGGTATCAATGTCCGCAGACAGTTTGACCAGGTATTCCCCCATCGTTTCGACTGGATTCATCGATTTCTCCTTTCTGCCGCTTCCTGGGCTCTCTTGGCATTGATGGCCTTTACTGCCATGATTTCATGCGCATCGAGTAAATCATCAAAGTCATATGTCCCATCAAATACTTCGTGCTGACGCCACATTCCTGCAGCCACCGGCGCATAGGCAAAGGCGTCAACGGTCGGGTAAGGGCACGGCTCGAAGGGCATATCTACTTGGCCGGTTTCTGGATCAACCCGGCCTCTTGAAAAAAACCGCCGATGTTAAACATCAGCGCCTGTACGGTCAGTTTCATCACGGTAACTGCATCATAGGCCATGAAATCATCCACAAAAGATCCATCTGCCTTCATGATCGGGATCGGCATTTCTACCCCTTCCGTTTCTGTCAGCTTGCAGACCGTTCGTAGCAGCATGGTCTGGATCTCGTCAAATTCCTCTCTTGGCAGGGAGGGGAGTGCGGAAGCAGCCGCCTTCGCGGCCTCCGCCTTCCCCATCTTTCTGAAATCCCCCAGCGCGGGAGCAATCAAGGCCGCTGCTTTCATGGCAAGATAGGAAGCCGAGCGGGCATCCATCTTGCCCAGACGGTATTTAGCGCCGCCCGCTTCGATCACTTTTGTCTTCTGTTTCAGCATTATGGTTCCTCCGGTATAAAAAATGCTTCACATTAGATCGGGTTATTCACGATATCTGCGCACATGAGCTGCCACGTCACGCGACCGCCCTGCGACTGGTATGGCGTGTCAGGTTCCTTCGAGGGAGACACACCAACGCAGACGTGGGTATTCCCCAGATGTCCGTTTCGGATCAAGATGGTGGTGCTGGCCCACTTAGATGTGGGAGAATTCCATAATTTCTGGAACCATCCGTTCAGCCATTTATTAAGCGGGCTGGTCTGCTGCACCTCAATAGTTACAGTCCCGTTGTTGCCCGGCACCTTGGATACCATGACTGAGCCATCGGCCGCAATGTCATGCGTGGTTCGCTCCGTTGATTTAGAAATCGTAATCGATCCCACGCCGTTCCCGGTAAATACGTAGTCCTCCATAAGGTCGCAATGGATCGAGCCGACCACGTCCGAGAAGGAGTAGGTAGTTAAAGCTCCATTCATACTTTTTCACCTCCCTAGCGATTGACGTTGACCGCAATGGTCACGTAATGAATAGCCCCGGCAGTCTTGATGCATACGTAGATCGGAGGCGCCTTTCGCGCATCGCGATCGGCCTGCGACTGGTCGGCGACCGGCTCGGAGAGGACGATATAGCCTGCATCGAGCGTGGTGCCATTCTTCAGGGTGAGCACAGTGCCGCCATTCCATACGCCCGGTGCGATGAATCCGGAATTGACAAACTTTTCGCAAGCGGTATTGATGACCGCCACGATACTGTTTACACCCGGCTCCTCATCAGGAATCTTCGGCTTGCTGGTCAAGAGATCCATGACCGACAGTACGATTTCATTCTTCAGCATGTCGAGGTTCAGGACTTCATCGAAGTACGCACCGTCCGCCATGCATCCTTCCTGCAGGACATCGTAGGCATCCGAACGGCGCACATACACGTTGCCGTTCACGCCGGCGGTCTCGCTATCCCCGCACACATACTGCACTTGCGTTTCGGCCAGGTCGTCCGTCACGACGCCGGGCAGTTTCTTGTAAGCAAGCGTGAAGGCGGAATTATTAAGTCCGGTATTCTGCCCCATCGCATATCCCATGACGGCAGCGACGGCATGACTGGTGCCGCTGTACATACCGAAGGAGCGTCTGTAATTCTTCGATTTCAGGCGCTTAAAGATGGCGTCAGTCTGCTCCCCCACTTCGCCTGTTACAGTATTAGACAGGTTCGAATCGTCAGATGTGGTATATGCGAGGAGTGTGTCCGGGCTGGCCGTCTCTACCCACTCTGCAAGCTGCAGGATATCAGCGTCTTTGGCTTCGAGCGGGATCAGCACATACCATTCCCCATTCTTTTCTCGGCAAGCCTTAGCCGCAGCGAGGAACGATTCTTCTTCCCCTTTGGCGCCGACGGCCAGCTTGGTTGGGCCAGATGTCGCGGAAAAATACAGCGACGCTGCCTTGTATTCCGGGTTATCCGTAGTGAATCCATCCTGCAGCATGGCGGCAACGCTGGTGTATATTTTGACTCGTTCGCCTGTGCTGATGGCCGTGCTAGGGCCAAGGATCAACGCCACATTGAAACCTTTTCTGGCAGCCGAGCGAGAGGCCAGATTGACCTGCACATTGACGATTGTTTTTAAATCAAGCTGCATATTTTATCCTTTCTTGATGATAATTCCGCTGTCCGTCTGGACGCGGTGCGATTCGCCGGGCGGATTGGCGTGAATAGTCACCGGCACCTTCTCGATGGCCTTCACGTCCTCATCCCAACGCATGAGATAGTTAAAGCGGAGTGTTAGGTCTGCCCTGTCCCACCACATGTTTTGGTAATTCTCGGGAACGTACTGCGGTGTCTCTGCAGATGGGATGATCATGATTCCGGCTTTCCGCAGTACGTCGGAGCCGTCAAGGAAGGCATGTTTGACCTCCAGGAGATGATCGTATCCATTCGGCCCGTAGGCCGTGAAAGAAATCTGCAGCACACGGTTCATATAATGCCGGCAGATGAGATCACGCCCAGCGTCTTCCCATACTTCATGGATCGGCTGGGTGGTCTCATCACCTCCCGCATCATGGAACGTAAGAAAAATGACATCATCGTTCACCGTCCAGTCAGGCTTTCCAAAGGTGCTGTAAGTCAGACGAACAGGTGGCTTTAAGGTCATGTACTTTTTATCCGGATCCTCCCCGATCGCGGCCATGGTCGCTCTGTAGAACAGCCGCATGATTTCCTTCCGTGTAAGGTTAGGCATCGGTGGACACCTCCCCAAGTACTCTCATAGCGATTGATCTATAGAATCCATAGTCTGCGTCGGGCGTCACCGAATAGATACGGTACTCCTCTCCTCGCCATACGAGGATATCAGAGAAATTCGAAGAATCATTGATCTCCCCCGTCACGTACAGGCGATCCGTCGTCAGCACCTTCATAGCGCCAGACTGCCGGTCGCCTTCCGGAACCATGCTGAGGTCTCGGGCACTTGCTACCGTTACGATTCCGCGTAAATGAAGGGTCGATGGGGAAATCTTGTCAGAGACGAAATCCCCATCTTCCCAAATACCGGAGGACCGTTTAATAGTGATGCCCTGCGAGAGCATCGGCGAGTGTATCACTGTGGCCAGGTTAATCATAGTCAATCACTCCTAACCACATAGGTAATGGCCTTTCGCATCGCGCCGGTATCAATCAAAGGCTTATCGCTCTTCTTTTTTGCGATGGTGACGGGCGAATTGGCTGGCCAGTTATTTCTCGGATCATCGAACCACTCGCGGCATACATTCTGCGCGAGAAGTCCCGTCCGTGTAATGGCACGCTCTACCCTATCCCCATCGGCGGATGCCGTGGCCTGGTATATCTTTTTAAATTCGGCTGCGATCCTGACCTTGTTGGCCGCAAGCGCCGGTTCAATGACCGGGCGAGGCGGCGCGTGCCAGAGAGGCGATCCATGAGACTGGATGTACAGAGAAAAGGCTGCGGAATACTTTAGCCCCCGAGCCATGTTCTGATCCATCTCTTCGATCATATGGCGGCGGCGGATGCCGTGGGTGTGAACGTAGAGGAGCTCCGCATTGCCGATCTCCCCACCCTTACGGCTGTTCGCTGCCTGCGGAATGCCGACATAGATATGCCGTTTCTGTAGGCCTCGCAGACGGGCAAAGAGCCCGGCGATGCCTCCGTTGTACTCCTTGTGTTCCACTTTCGCATTCACCATACATACATCCCGCCTCTCCCTACGAGTTTCGCCATGGTGGCGAACTGCACGCCGAACGTCGTCATCTTGAATGCAGCCCAGCCATTCAGGTCATTGAGTGCCGATCCGTCCCTGGAGTAGGATACGCCGTCAGCGCTCTCGCTGGTGACCATACCGGCTGAGGATGCAGATGCCAGCACCTGCGAGGCGTCCGTCCCTTCCGGCTGCATAGACTGCAGGTACAGAGTGCAGAAGTGGGCGATGAATAAACCAATCGCCGCCTTCCACATCCGGTTGAAGCGCTTGTAATTGACGCAGGACAGCCCGAGGTCTACGTACATGTCCAGCGCCGCATCCGGAATCGCGCCTCTGAATTGCGGGTACAGCAGGAGGAACGTCTCCTTGGTGTACTCCGGATGTCCTTCTTTCTTGATGTTCGAAGCCTGCGAAACGATCCCGATCATTGACAGTCACCTCTATTCTGCAGGTTAGCCTTCAGCGGATTCCTCAGCTTTCTTGGCGCGTGTTCTTTTGGCCTTCGCTACAGCCACTTCGGCATCTTTGTCGCTGCCGTTTCCCTTGACCTCGATGATGTCTCCATCAGAAAGGGCGAGGTCATAGAGGATGGTTTCGCGGATCCAGTCCGGCGCTTCTTCCAGAATGCCGCCTCCCTTGGTGATGAAGGAACCACCGATGACGTTTTTGAACATGAACTTTCTCTTGGAAATAATAAGCATGGTTTCCTCCGGTATTAGAAATCAGATGCCGTCGATATAGCGAACCGGCTGATAGTAATTAAACTTCACCTGCCCGATCTGCGCTGCGTAGAGGGTATCGTAGGCAGCTGCAGAAAGGTTCGGGGAGGACATAGCGCGTGTGATCGGAACAGTAATGTCGAAGTTGACCTTGTCCTCATCATTCACATACGCTACCATGCGGTCGGTCTGACCAGCGCCGGCCTTGATGCACCAACGGGATGGATAGATGGAAATCGAACGTCCCTGATTCTTAGCGATGTTGTTATTCATCAGGTATTCCATAAGCGAGCAGTTGCCAGCTTCAGAAACCTTGCGTGTCACGAGCAGGGTGTACTGCTGCGGCGGGATCAGGATGTGATTCGGCATACCGTCGAGGTCGTATTCGGATGCTACCCATGCGGCGGTGATTGCCTGATTGATATCGTCCAAGATTTCATCCGGAGTCTTATCCTTCCATGTCGCCTTTCCGGATGCACCATTGTCTGCGGTTGCGACCACGACATTCGGATCGTTTACGAGGCCTGTCGTTCCCAGCTTCTCAAAGCCTTTGTAGACGTTCATGTCCAGAGACTTGTTGTAGTTGAGGCGGATGCCCTTATTCAGCATATCTTCCAGACTGCGGCCGATCTGTTTTGCTTTCGCCATATCCACGAAGTTGATTCTCATCATGTGCATCCAGGTGAATACCTTGTACAGATTCTTTTCTGTGCTGACCTGCATGACGGGGATCGTGTTGGACGCGGTGCCTACAATAGAAAGGTCATTCGGTCCCGTGGTGCCGTAGTCTACGTTGTAGGTGGAGGTGTATTCTACCCATCCGCCACCAGTCTTGGCTACCATGTCTCGCTGCCAGGTGACACTGGTGAGCGGTTCACGCACCTTCGGATCCATCTTTTCGAGCTCGCCGGTGATGTAAGCCATACCAGAAGCCACGGCAGAGTCAAATCCTTTCCCGTAGAAAGCGCCCGGCATGCCATATACCTGACGGCCTCCCTGCATCATTGCCATGCTGGCACGGCCGGCCATTTCCTTATTCGGAGTGAAAAAAGAAACTCCATTACCCATAATCAATTATCCTCCTTTGCAAAATCAGGCGTTCGCACGGGTCAGAATGGTGATTTCTGCCACGCCGTTCGCGTCTACGTAACCGTTCGTCCACTGGACATTCGGAAGCAGGATGGAGTTTTCACCATCTGCCGCCGCTTCAAATCCGCCGATCACACCATCCACGACGGAGGTGTTCTTCTTGATACGGACGTATACCTTGCCGCCAGCGGTCGGAGTGCCATTGTTGCAGATCACGACGACGGCACCGCGGTTCAGGGCATTGATCATGTCCTTTTCGTGGTATGCGGTGTGATTCTGGTCATCGTAGGCTACCGCCTGTTTGATAACGCGAAGCGCAACCCCTCCGAATTTGTCCGCCGTAAAATCAGCGCCGATCGGGGAGTAGGTGTTGTCGTCATTAGCCTGCAGGCAAGCACCGAACGGCACGTCGGCAGAACCTGCCTTCAGCTGGCGGGACGTAGTGATCAGGTCAGGGGTGCGGGCGTAGGTGCCCGGGAACCCGTAATTCATGGAAATACCAATTGCTTTACCACTCATAGTGATGTCCTCCTTAGTCTTTCTTGTAATGCGGATTATACTTGTCTCGGATCATGCGGCCGTACTCTTCGTCGTCCATAATCGGATCCGAATCGCGAGCGCTGTGTCCATTCTGCTGCGCACGCATGAGGCCGGCATACTGTCTGTCCGGAAGGTTAGCGCGAAGGAGCGCCGCCATGGAGTCCGCCGCTCTCTGGCGCTGGCGGTAAGGGAGATTTGCAATAACCGGCTTCAGCCCGTCGATGATATCCAGCGCCGCGTCTCTGGCAGCCTGTGCATCATCGTCTTCATCTCCTGGATCAATGCAGTCTGCATCGTCCTCGGTTTCCTCGCCGTGTGCTGCATTGATTTCTTCAGCAGGCACGTCTTCTTCCCCATCATCCTCGGCACCTTCTGGTTCCCTCTCCCCTGTCAGCTCCCCTTCAAGAGCATCCAGCGCAGTCGGTTCATCGTCCGGATTATCTGGATAATCCTCACCATCATCTTCTGCCGATCTCGGATTCTCGTAGTCATCCTCTGGTTCCGGTTCCGCTGCCAGCGCGTCCAGCGCATCCTCGATACGACGGAGGCGTGCATCCAGAGCATCATACGCCGGCGTGCGCTGAGGTTCTGGATCCTTGGGCGGTTCAGGATCCTCGTCCTGCACCTTCGGGTTCAGCTTGGACGCTGCTTCCAAGTCTTCCGGGGTGGTGTCTTCGTCTTTGGCGAAGGCCGCCAGCACACGGCCCCAGAGGCTGTTCTTTTTTGTACTCATTCTCTTCATTCCTCCTTTGGAATCACGAATAGAAACTCTATGGCCAGCGCGACCGCGATTGACGACAGCCACATGATTGCCGCGGATCTCCCGCTGCACGTAGGTATCTCTGTCTTTCGGATCCCACAGGCAGTCATACCCGCAAGACACGTCGCGCTTCCCATCCTCGATTTTTCTGATCAGATCGTCGTCATAGATAATGAGGTCGGCAACGATGCAATCAGAAAGGGCCCCCTCTCCGCGGTGTACGTTGCGGCAGGTGCCCTTCAGGTATTGAAGTACATTCCCGGGTTTCACATCTTCTGTCGGGTGTTCATCCACCACAGGCTTGCCTTCAAATGATGCGAGCGCGGCCTTGCTGAACACCTCAGCTTCCGGGCGCTCTATGTTATAGATTTTATTGGGATCCGTTCCTCCAAATTCCATCCCGCGGTAATTCTGGATGCCGGTGCGCGCGATTGGCACATCCTTGCATACCAGATACCCTTCCGGGGTGCGAATCATATGGTCGGAGATACGGCTCCCGAAGTATGCCCTCATAGGCTGCCTCCTCCATTCAGTTTTTTGAATGCCGCCAGCGTCATCATGCGTATGCGGCCATTCATGTAGACTTTGTGCGGCCACGACACGTCATTATAGTCCAAGAGCGGGGCCGGATAGCATCGGCAGTTGAATATCTCACCCGGCGCATAATACCCATAGTCCTTCTGGTGAAGGAGCTTCTCGGGAGACGGCGGGTCTTTCCAGCTGCAGATGACACCATCCATATGGCTATGCGAGCTTCGCACACGCGCATCCTTGCTCGTCTTCCACACATACCATGCAAGTCCCGCGCTTTCTGCCCGGACTCGCGTCAAAGCAGTGGTCGCCTTCGAGGACTCCGTTCTGGCAATGAGAAGCGCATGCGCCCTCGTCAGCTGCGGCCAACGCGCCAGCACCTGACGCATAAGCTCCTCCGGACGCTTCCCTTCCATCTGCCCCTTGTCCATCTCGTGGGCGACCTTGCTTGCCACCCTCGATGTCATAGACTTGATGAGCTTGGAATTTTGCTCCACGATCGCGCTGATTTCGCTCCTGTGGGCCCGCTCCTTCTTCAGGAGTAAATATATAGCCCTGCCCCGGGATCCGCGTCTGGCGGCCTCACGCCAGCTCCGTGCCCCATCGTGGAAGAGACTGGTGGCCATAGAGCCTGCTGCCTCGCGGGCGGCCTTATCCAGAGTCGGAGACCTCGCGAATCCGCGCAGCACCTGGAGCATCTGAAAAGGACTGCTGGCACCCGTGAGGCGCCTTCGCAGTCCTTCCATGATCCGGTTGATCGCCGCAGCATATCGTTTCTCTACCGATCGCCGCGGCTTGAATCTATCTGTATACAACTTTTCTCCTTAGCCTTTGAATGCATTAGGGTTACGCGCCTTGAGGGAATTGGCGAGCTGTCTCAACTTGGACAGCCGTCCCTTGGCACTTGCGGCAGCCTGGTCACGCCGGATGACATTCGCATCGGACTTCGCCTTATAGGCATTCTTTTTCTGCTCAATCGCATTTGGCTCGCCTCCAGCCTTATCCATTTTTGCATTGTATGCCTCTCTTGCTCTCCGAGCTGTCCGGTGATACACACGCGCGTTATGATCGAGCCTCTTTGCCTCCTTGCCTGCATTGACCGCCGTAGAACCCGGCTGCATGCGTCCGAGTTTTGTCGCATGCGGGGCACTCTGCTGCGGCGCAGACGTGCCGCCCCGCTCTGCCCCACGACTCTTGGATCTATTCACAGAATTCAGCATGTCGCCCCACCCTTTTTCGAGCGTCTCATACCACCCAAGCTGTTTCTCTGCCGTCTCGCCTCCGGGGTTCCTTTTTGAGATGTCTCGCCATTTTTTTACATAGCTTGAGGCTTCCTCCTTAGCAGCCGCGAGCGCTTCTGGATCTTCGAGCCCATTATTTGTCAATTGCTTAATGTGTTCGAGGGCACGTTTCTTTCCAGTATTATATGCGGCACTCCGCTGCGGCGAGGTAGATCCGCCCCGCTCAGCCTCACGGCTCTTCCGATATCTCTCGAGTGCTCGCTGCGCACGACTTGCTACATCTCCGCGGTTGGATTCATGGCGAGCAGCTTTCCCTTCTAAATCAAACATTTCCTGATTCAGTGCGTGGTTAGTAGCTGCCGTTGCCCTACCTTCCCTCTGGTCTTCTCTTACCAATGCCTCATATGCATTTCTATATCTTGCTTCGAGCGGGCTATGGTCCGGCAACTTGGAAGCCTCCCCCATTAAATTCCCCATCTGTTTTACTCTTGCTTCGTGATTTCGGTCATATCTGGCATTGGCCCTTGCCATAGCAGCTCTATTATTCTCCGCCACTTCTTTCGCCTGGGACTTCAGCTTTCTCCCATAAGCGCCGCTTTCCATTCCTTTACTACCCGACTGCATCTTCTTCGGAGAACCACCGCGAAAGGGCTGCCCGTTCAGTGCCCCGCCAGCGCCTCCGGCAATGCGGCCGTTTTTAATCAGTACATGCGCACCGTTGATGGTACGCCACTCGCCTTCCTCCGCATCGAAGGCCCGGATTCGATCCATGTTGTTTTTCGTCTGGTCCATACTTTTCCTCCTATTTTGAGCTAAATTACCTTTCGTGACGCATGATAGCTCTTATTTTCTAAAGAATCCAGTTGATTTCTTATTTTCACAGGAATATAATGAAGCCAAGAAAAGCACTTAGGTTAGCGGAGCAATCTGGTCTGTCCGCTTAGTAATGTCAGATTAGTGTACATGCTTCTGACGCCTCAGTGCTTTTTTGCATGCTTCGGAACATTATCATCCCATCCGGTTAGCAAAAATGTAAACAAATCATCAAAATATGTCGGAGATATGACCGCTGTATAATGGTCCTTTGATATATAAAATCTCCCATTCCTAGCAGTTAAATTCCCCTGTTGAATGATATCAGTTAACTGCGGAAGAAAATCTTGCATACTTACTCCTTGTGATGCTCGTTCTTGAATGATGTGTTTCAGGCCCATGAAATCATCACCCCATGGGAGTGCAATATCGCCGATATCGCTTCTACTAAATGCGGCTGGGACATATCCACTTTGATACTTTACTAATTCCTTAATAGCTTCATATCCATGGTGTTCTCCGGGTAACGCTTCACCAATCTGATTTTTGTACCCTTCTTCTTTGGTATACTTCGGTGCTTTTTTCTTCCTTGATGAATCATTTTCCTTTCCGCCACCCCCGCCAGAAGCGAACCGGCCGCCTTCGTCCCGCGGGTGCTTATCTTCTTCCCAATCGCTATCCCTTACGGATCTTGGAGCCTGTGGCGGCTTTCCGGGTGCCTCGGGTGGTTTATCGCCCACCTCCCCGCCGCGGCCTGCATGGTGCAAATCCGGGCCTCCAGCGCCGTCTTCCTCGCCGCCCATGCCAGGGAATCCTCCCATCTCGCCCTGCGGCTCGATTTCATCCGACGCATTCATGATTTCCTCGTCGGTGATGTTCGTCCATGTACCGGTACGGCTGCTCTGCTGCTTCATTTCTCGAAGCGCAGTGCGCTGGCTAATGAGGCCGGCGTTGTAAGCCGTGACAATGTTATCCGTGCCGCACTTAGCAAGATCGGCCCGCTCCTGATCCGACGGCTCGGATACGGGATCGAATTCAAAATCGAGGTCATCCGGCACTGCGCCGAATACGGACATACACAGCACCGGCAGCAGCTTGTTCAGGATTGGGCGGAGCTTCGCTTCCTGCTCCTGCGCGATCATATCGTAGTAGTTGCGAAGATCGCTCTCACCTGTGGCATTCATGCCCTCCGGCGAGCGGCCGAAGAGCTTTGTCGCCGGGATGCGGGCAGCACCTGCCACGTCCATCATGAATTGCTTGTAGGTGTCAGATATGCCGCCGAATGTGTACTGGTGGCTCTGCATATCGTCCCCCGCATCGATGATCTGCATGCCCATGTTAGACATGAGCCAATTCTGCGCCTGAATGGTGCGATAGAGCTCCGCCTTGGTCTGTTCGTCCGTGGCCGAGAGCATCTGCCCCATATCGGCCATCTTCAACACACGCAGGCTGGCCATGAAGGTCAGCTGGGCGATGTTCCATGATACATTGTCACGCTTTTTCAGCTCATCAAAGATGGACTCAATGACGGAAGCGCCCCACTGCTGCTCGGCCTGTGATTCCCAGTAGGGCAGGTCGTCACCGGTAAAACGCAGGAGGCGGCTGTGGTGTACTTTGTACATGGCGCCATTGGTGTTATCAGTGATGGTGTAATAGTCCGACAGTCCGAATTCCGGATCCGTGACATCTTCTACCAGCTCGATGGAGGGGTCTACACTGTTCCACCGATCAAATACCATGAGCCCACAGAAATCCCCTGGCACCATGAGTCGAAGGTCGAGCGGCTGGGACAGGTCATAGCCCTGCCCTTTGATGATCATGAGACCGATTGCACCGCCGAAGAGACGGCCCCACTGGAGCCCCTGCTTCAGTTTTTGGATCAGCTGCGTCTTGCGCAGTTCCAGATCGACCTTCTTCAGCAGATTCGGGCTGACCTCCGTAGTGAGTGTGATCCAGTTCTTCAGCATGTCCGACGGAATGATATCGATGATCTGCCGGATGATCCAGTGCTCACGGTACAGGGCATTCAGCAGGCCGTAGTCGCGCGTGAGCCGGTTGAGAGAGTAGGTCGTCCCTTCCATGAGGTTCGGCGTCCCCGTCCCCAGACGCGCCAGCACATTACTAAATGCGTCCCTGGCGCTCGCTTTGATGACCTGCGGCTTTGCCGGTGTGATTCTTTTCCCCCGCTGCTTACGCATTAGCAAGCCTCCTCGAACGAATAATAGTGTTTACGAAATACCTTAATGCATCCGGCGCGTGATCCCTGACCTTCAGCGGCCGTTCCTTTCCGCTCTGCTGTATTGCTTTATCATCCCAGCAGTAGGATGTCATTTCCTGTATGGTCATGGGGCAATCCGGCCGATAGAAACGGATCTTCCTGCGTGTCAATAGCTTATTGACGGAGCGGATGCCTTCGAGCACGCTGTTGTCTGCGTTGATGGTATCGACAGTCGCCTTTGAACGTAGGCCACGGTTCCGCATCTCGATTTTAAAGGATTCGGCCGACGGATCGACAATGACAGCAGAAGGAGGGTAATCAATATCCCCCACGAAAGCCATAAGGTCATCGCCGTACTGACTGTTGTCTTTCTCATACTTTCCATCCTCTCTGCTGTTCCAGTAATATTCTCGAAGTACGTAGGATGTGTCCCCGTCGTCCCAAATGTCTAGGAACACCATCGGATTTACAGTACCGTAGTCGATCGCGATATACCTGCGGAAACGGCGCCGATTCAAATAGATCCAGTCCCGCTTCTCCTTGTCAATATAGAGCTCATCACTCCACGCATCCTTGTAGATCGCCCCCTGGGCCATCACCCATAGCCCGAGGATGAATCTCTCGTAGAACACCCCGCCCTTGCCATACTGCGTCTCGTAACGATGCCGCACGGCAGGCGTGAGCGATGGGTTATCCTCCATTGTGAAATGCAGGTGAAGCATCCGCTTCTCTTCCTGCTTCTCGATCCAGTTCTTCAGGAACCAATGCATCGGGCTCTCCGGGTTGCAGTTGAACCATATCTTAGCCCCGGGGATGCTGCAGCGGCCAGTCGCTTGATTGACGAAGGACTCCGGCATCAGCGCGACCTCGTCGCAGTAGACGCCCGCAAGCGTCATGCCCTGAATCAGATCCTGCGATGATTCATCGCGGCCGCCGAAGATATAGAAATAGTTCACGCGCTTCCCGTCATCTAAAATGATCGTATTGCTGGAGTGTGATTCACTGATTGTGTAGCGCCGCGCCTGCAGTACCGGTTTTAGCCAGTTCCATACGTTGCGGCGGAATGCACCGACAGTCTTGCCGCACATGGCAAAATTCTGCCGGTCATAGGTGGCCATGGCCCACAGTATATAGCTAATAGCCATTGCGACCGTCTTGCCCGCTCGGATCGATCCGTCAGCTATGATTCCGTTGTACTCACTATATGGCGACTCCTTGCACCACCAGGTGAAAGCCTTCAGCTGCTTCATGGAGAATTTCTCGAACCGGATCACCGGCTGTATGATCGTCCTCATTGCTTCCACACTTCCTTCGCTGCCGTTTCTAGTGCCGCAGAAAGTCCGTCATCCGCGTACTCAGTACTGCTCTCCTCCTGCGCCTTCTTCTTGTTTTGGATAGACACATCCGACAAGCGCGCGCGTCGTTCTATGTTCGTTCCCTGAATCAGAAATTGGATCAATTCTTTCGCGTTCAGCTTCTCTGGCTTCAGTTTCTGTAAAGCAGCAACGCCCTTGGTCTGCAGTAGAACGCCAATGACCGCCTGTTTACGGTTCATCTTGCGAATCTCGTCGATAGTCGCTAGATAGTCCTCTCGAACGAGAGCGTTATCATACTCCCGGGCTCGCTCGCTCCAATGCCATCGGACGCTCCATCTATAGATCAGCGCTTCCGACTTCTCGACGGCCTTCGCGGTCTTCTTCTGACTGCGCTTCGGATTCTTATAGTAGTCAGTGAACGCCGCATAGGCTTCTTCACTCTCCCCGGGCTGGCGCTCCCACGCCAATTCAGTTTTCTTTCGCATCCCCGGGGCACCTCCTCACTATAAGACCGCTCCGGCCTGTTCCAATGCTTCCTCTAAGCTCATACGCCGGCCATCTCTTTCCACATACACGTCGGACGCTGCTCCGTCTTCTTTTAGGTAGCGACGAATAATTACGTCGCAATATTTAGGATCCAGCTCCATTAGACGAGCCATGCGATTCATCTGCTCGCAGGCGATAAGCGTGGTCCCGCTGCCGCCGAAGGAATCGAGTACGATATCCCCCGTCTTTGTGCTGTTCTGAATTTCATAAGCAAAGAGCGGCACCGGCTTCATGGTCGGATGATCCGCACTCCGGCTTGGCTTGTCCATGTCGATCACGGTCGTCTGGGAGCGATCGCTATACCAATTATGGCTAGCTCCGTCCTTCCACCCATAGAGGCATGGCTCATGCTTCCACTGGTAGTCCTGGCGGCCAAGCACCATGGTGTTCTTGTTCCAGATGAGGCACTCACGCACCTTCCATCCAATATCATCGCACGCGCCCCTGAAATTGAAACCCTCGCTGTCGGCATGCCAAATATAGAAGGCAGCACCCTGCTTCATGACCGCATCCGCAGCAGAGAATGCATCAACGAGAAACTGTCTAAAGTCTCCGTCAGCCATTTTGTCATTCTGAATGGTTAACGCATCCTTTGCTTTCCCGACGTAAGCTACATTGTACGGCGGATCCGTCAGGTAGAGGTCTGCCTGGTCCCCGCCCATTAACGTCTCAACCTCGCTTGCATTGGTAGAGTCTCCGCAGAGAAGCCGGTGCCTGCCAAGGAACCACAGGTCGCCGCGTTTCGTGAACACCGGCCCTTCACTTTCAGGGACGTCGCTGTCCGTCGTATCGTCCGCTGTTGCTTCCTCCTCCAGGAGCTCAGCCAGCGCCGCCTCGTCATAGCCAGTTAGATCCATGTCGAAATCGGCCGCCATGTCTTGCATCTCTTTCAGCATGGCGGTCAGCTTGTCCTCGTCCATGTTCGCCAGCTCTGCGATGCGGTTATCCGCCAATAGGTCAGCGTGTTCTTCTTCCTCGCTCGCATAGTCCTGATATTCGACCGGCGCATACTTGAGGCCAGCACGCATGGCAGCCATCCGTCGCCCATGGCCCTTTGTAATAAGGCCGCTCCGCTTGGATACGGTGATCGGCGCGCGCCAACCCGTGCTCTTGATGATTTTTGCGAGAAGCTCTATCTGCCCATCGCTGTGCTGGTTGGGGTTCCCCGGATTGGGCTTCAAGGCAGATACTTCTACCAGCTCATCGTAGCGACAAAAAACAGCCGCGCCATCCGGCGCGACCGTTCTCGGTTCCGCATTAGTTTTGTAATCCATCGTGATCTCCCTATAAAACAGGCACGAAAAAAGGATCGGCTCATCCATTCCGATCCTTCTTCCGGCACAACTCAAAGAGATGTAATAAGGAGGAAAACTATAGTGAGATCGACAGCTCTCTATAGCTTTCGCTGATATTATCATATCACAAATATTTTTCTGCCTCAAGCACTTTTTTGTATTTGTATTTGAGTTTGTACACGTTATTCACAGTGGTATCATTCCACCGGCTGACGTTCTGTGCGCTTTCGCCCTCTATGACATACTGCCATATGATTCTGAAATCACGCGGATCCTCGAACTCTCTGCGAAGCCTTGCGAGAAGCACATTCCTTGCCATCATGTAGTCATCACGAAGGGATGCGGCGCGCTGCCTGGCACGTTCAATGTCATCTAAGAGCTTATAGGTCTTATCTCCATCCACTCCGCCGGATGGCATGCCGGACATGGGCGGGCTCTTGATGTTGCCGGTCGCTTCCAGAGCGAGCAGCTGCTGATAACGTTCCTCCGCCAGCTCCCACGCTTCCCGTTTCTCTCGCATCAAGCACCCGATGTCCTTCATGATATCTCCTTACTGTGAATAACTTGTGAATAGACGTGTTTTAATGCCCATTACTGCGTCTTGCACCGCATTTTGATGATATAGCTCATCTCTAGGCATACGTTCCTGCACTGTCCTTGCCCCAGCGCCACCTCGATATAGTCATACATGTCATCTACTACCTGGGAGAGCGCTTCCTTGTCATGCGGAAGTGCCGTCAGCTTGATCGGCTTCACGCGATCCGAATCCGACAGATCCGCAATCACGTAGTAGTCCCCTTCCAGATCCTGCCCCACGCTGATTTCCTTCGGATCCGTGATGATGGATCCGTCTTCTGCTTTGATTACGATCATTTCTCTTTCACCTTTCTGATTTCTTCCAGACATTTCGCAGTCGCGAGGTCCTGCAGTACGAGCTCCGACTCACGCTCTTTATAGAGCTTCAGAAAATCGCAAGCCCGCATTGTGACAAGCCACTCGCAGTTACTTCTCTTATGTGCCACGATCGGCACCTCATCCTTCATCGCCTTCCGGGCATCGCGGATGCTCTGATCCATGGCGTCCTGGATGTTCAGATGCTCGACAAACTTGACCTCCTGATGGATGCCGCGGATACCGATGCAGTCCGCAGCCCCCTCCTCATTATTCCCGCAAAACTGCGCCGTGCGGCGGACGGTATACCCGAACCCTCCGCAGAAACGGCACCATGCGAGCTCGCCGCGTTTCCCCTTCGCCTTACTGTTGATTGCCATGCTCTTTCCTCCATTTTTCCCACTTACGTCGATTCCACCACATAGTTGTACGCACCAGCTTGCGCCAACGGCAGTTGCGATTCCCATTGGGCGAAATCCCCCAGGACTCCTCGCGCGTCTTTCTCGCCCACACGATCCTTACGGTCCTGGGCCATTCCTTTAGAAAGATCCTGCATCGCTGCATATCCAACTTGCACCGGATGACTTCCCACTCTCTCAGTTCACTCTCCGTCATAACGATCTCCTCTCTTTCTGACGTAGCAGAGCGCATACACCAGCAAGCCGACGCTCGCTCCGATCGCTCCTCCGAGTATCATGCACCCGGCTCCAAACAATACCATGTCCATCCCTGCCATTTCCTCCTATCCACCTAACCATCGCGGGACAGTTGCTAGACCTCGGCTAGAGCGGCTATTTATTCAACGGTTATTGAATAAATATTCACCTTTTGCCTTGTCCTCATTCGTTCCCGCCCCGCAACCGGTCAAACTCTAAATACCTTTTCTTCATTTCCTCGCGCGCAGCTTCATTGCGCGCAGCTTCATTAAAAATCTCTTGTCCTTTGGCAACGGCTTGATGTAGCGCATAGACTTTCTCGCTTCTCTAAGCATATGCCGCACATGATTCATTGTTGGTTGCCTTTCAGGTTTGAACATTAAAATCTCTACCCCTTTCGCAAATTTGGGCCTTCACAGGCCTTGGCGGCCTTCGGATATAAACTTACCCGTCCGCCACCCTTCCTCGGGCTCCTGCCCCCTAAATTCGCAATCCTCAGCCGTTTTACACTATCCGGCCAATGGCATTTTGCGCTCTGCGGTCAAAATGGGTAGTCATCCGGGGGCTGCATCCCCTGTCCGGAAAGCTGCCCGCTTCCCGCCGGGAACATACTCGTCTGCTCCTGCTGCGGCGATGGGCTTCCAAACTGGCTGAAGCCGGCAGCACCGCATGGTTGCTGATTTGTCTGGGGCTCTCCTGCTGACTGCTTACCCAGTCCGATTGGGATCGATACGACCTGCGCATTCAGCTCTGTTGTGTACTTCACCTCCCCGGTCTTCTGATCTGTGTACTTCCGGGATGTCCAGCGGCCCTTTACCATGACCAGCTTGCCCTTTGCGAGATAGTTCCCTACAGCCTGCGCCACATTGTCCCAGCACACCACATTCACCCAGTTTGTGATTTCCTTGTCGCCCCATTTCTCGCTGCATCCGATCGAGAAGCGGGCATATGTCTTGCCCGTCCGTGTACACTTGACCACCGGATCTCGTCCGAGGTTTCCCATGAAATAGCAGTCGTTCATTCTGTCTCCTCCGTGTTCAGCGTCCCTCTGACCGATTCCCCGCCGGAAATCACTGCGTAGCAGCTATCCCGGAGGCGGTCAAAGAAACGGGTATCATAGCGTTTGATGATCTGGTCAGCGTCCAGATTCGTAGTAATGATCGTCGGCTTCAGCTCGTTGTAGCGATGCGTGATGATCGCGTCCACCTGCCCCTTCATCCAGTCGCTCTTCTTCGACTGGTACTCCATCCCGAGGTCATCCAAGATGACCACATCCCTTTCTCGGACCTTTGAGAGGAATGTGCCATCTTGCGGATCCTGCAGAAGTTTGGTCAAGAGCTCCGGCATCGATACGAAGAATACTGACTTCTTCTCCTTGATCGCTGCAAGAGCGATCGCGCAAGCCATCGTCGTCTTCAGCTGTCCGCATGGTCCTGTCATCAGAAGGCCATGCCCTGCCTGCAGCTGATTCTCAAGGTCGAGCGCATACGCCTTCGCTACTGCGAAATTCTCCGCCAGCTTTGCAGGTACACCTCTTTCTGCGATCGCCTGAAAGGTACACCAGCGGTATCGCTTCGGGATCCCCGATCGGGCGATCTTCTCCTGCGCCTTCATAGCTCTGGCAATCGCCACCTGCTTCGAATTCTCATCATCCACCTTCAGGTAGTCGCTGCTCCAGGCTGCGGTGAAGTCGGCCAGTGCTTTCTTCACATCACCCTTTGCAAGAAATACGTTTTTGAATTTGCTCATTGCTTCCTCCCTGTATTCCAGAAGTCCTTCGGCGTCTTTGGCTTGTCCTTCCAATTTTCAACGCTGCCGAAATCTGCGCCGCTCCTGGTACTATTCACACTAAGGGTATTAGGATATTTCTTCTTTCCTTCTTCTCCCTTCTTCTCATCTATAAAGATTTGGGCAGCGTAGCGGTCACGAGGTGGGTCACGATGTGGGTCACGAGGTTGGATATTCTCATTTGCAAACGCATCTTGATACTCGCCATATTTTTCGATGGTTACTAGCAATCCTCCTGTTATCTTTCGCGTGGAAATCATCGGGGTTTCATCTGGGTCACCGCATGGGTCGCTAAATGGGCAGCGAGTGGGTAGCGTAGATTTTGTCGGCTTTTTCCGCATATAGCGAATCACGCTCCGAATTTCTTCATAGGACGGCTTGCGAGTAATAGCCCCGTCTTTATAGCTGAGCGCCTCCTGAATCTTTGGTATGGAAGTCACAAGCTGCCCGCGAGCGAGCCCGTTGTATGGCTTGAATGCAGCCTGATGGAGCAGGTAGATCCAAACCTTCAGGTAAAGGGGCGGCTTGAACCAAATGTCCGATGAGAGCAGGCGGCGGGAGAGCTTGATGTATCCTTCCATGATTTCTCCTATCCCCTACACCAGCGTAGGGTACGGTCTTCATTCAACTGGGCAATCGGCATGCCTCGGGTTTCTGCATAGTTTTTCTCGCTGCGGCATCCGCGGCTTTCTCTCCAGCGCCCGGTCAGGAGCAGCAGCTCGCACTTTGCAAGGATGAATCTCTCGGCGGCCAGGATTTCTTCTTCGCTCCGACGGTCCATGTAGATGAAGTTATCGAGCGGATTGATGAATGTCGCCTCCGGGTATTCCTTGGTGAGCGAGCGGGCAAGATTCCGGGCGAGGATCTGATTCTCGAAGCTGCCGCCGAAGGGGTGCGCCAGATAGACAACGACTCCCTTGGTGTGCAGGAGATTTTCAAGAGACCTTGTTTCCACCGCCGATCACCTCCTCCAGCTCTTTATCCAGCTGCTTCCTCATCGTGGCAGCAATGTCTTTCGATAGGGCAGCCCGGACTGTAGTCAGGAATCCGTATGCGAGTACGAGCTTAGCGTCATTTCCATAGCGCCGGAAGAGTTCTATTGCCTTCCCCGGCGTGGTCTCCGCCGCGAGGGCGATAGCCACCTGCGCGGCGATATTGGTGAAAAGATTCACCATCTCCTTGCCTCCGGCGCTCTTAAATACCGTCACGTCCCCTTCTTCGCCGTCATTGCCGGTGCTGATGGCGAAGACCGCTCCTCTGCATTCGGGGATGGCATCTGCGATTTCTGCGAGCTTCGCCTTGACCATGTTTTCCTGTCCTTCAGTCATTTTCCCTGCCCCCCATTCATAGCTTCGCCGGAAACGGCCTGATTTTGGCCTTCCTGCGCGTTCCCCTGTTCCCATGGTATAGTGATAGCCTCCGCAGGCTCCGCGGGGCTCACAGGGGCCAAATTCGGCGAATTTTCGATGGTTCTTTCCTGCGGCATCTCGGTATCATCCAAAGTGCCCTCGGCCATATTGCGCATGACCTCCTGATCCGCCGGAGAAGCCTCAAGGTAGTTGATGCTCATGATGCCCCACTTGGAGAGCAGGCGGCGAAGGACTGTCTTCTTTGCCATCTCGTCATAATGGTTTCTCCACACCGGATTCTGGCTTCTCCCCTTCCGGTTAGCGAGCTCGTGTGCGTCGATCTCCGCCTTGGTCATATAGAGCGTTTTCTCCATGCCGTTCTTGAGGCGATAGAAAGCAGCGTATCCGACGACCGGGATCTTGGATCGTTTCGCGTTGTCTGCTTCCCAGCGGAATTCGATGTCTTCCGTCAGGCGGTCATAGCTAATAAGCTCTCCCTCCCTGACGTCGACCGCATTGAGTCGCATGTAGAGACCTGTTCGGAGCGCCAGCTGTACCATGCCCTTGTACCCGAGTACGAAGGTCGCCGTCTGCCCAAAGGGCAGGATGTAAGCGTACCCGAGGGACGGCTCGATGGGGAGGTCATAGGCGGCCGCCTTCAGAGCAGACTGGATGATCGCCACCGGGTTATTCTGGAAGATGGAAAGCACCTGCGGGGTGCTGTTGATGAGGGCAGCGAGCGAGCTTACGAACTGTGGTGCGCGCTTGCCGAGCAGCTCGTCGAAGCGGCGCTTATACCCGCTGTTATCGAGCGTGTTGTTCAGCAGTTTCGGGATGGATGGCCGTTCCTGCTGCTGCGCGGCCATTTCGTTTCTTGTTGCGACAATTCCTTTTCTTGCATCCATGTTTGTTTCCTCCTTGGAAAAATTAAATCCGCATGACGCGGGTGCTGGTGGTGGTGATGAGGCCGATGGCCTTCAATGCTTCATAGCTTGCCGGATCCTGCTTTTTCAGCTTAGCCACAGAGATACTTTCGCGGGTCTGGCTTTTCCATGTGACTTTGTGCACCTTGCCTTCCCCATCGGTGACGGTGCCGACTTCGTTATCGCCGAGGATCGACATCAGGAGATTCTTGGCCTCCTGCTCTCCCTCTTTCAGCTCTTTCTCGCGGCGCTTGCATGCCTGGTAATTCTGAATAGCTGTCAATGCATCCGGCCCGAGGTCGATAGCCTCTCCGTTTGAATAATTATGCAGTTTCAGCAGGGTAGAAGCGGTCGAATTTGTAGCATCCAGCGGAGGAAGTTTTTTCGCCTGTACAAGGTCCCAGAAGTCCTTTTCCTTTTCCCGGATATAGGCGATGTCATCCTCATTTCTCTCGATGCGCTTCAGGCGGAAATCGTTCCCTCCGATGAGTGCGGCGATATACCAGTAGTCGGCTCCGGTGACCGCTATGTAGTGCATGCACTGGCAGTAGTAGGCATCCGGCACCCGGATATCCTTCGGATCGTCCGGGTCACCCCATTCATCACGCATGTGATAGTCGGCGGTCTTGATTTCAAGGCCCGCATTCTCACCGACCACCCAGCGATCGATATTTGCCAGCATGTATGGGTGCTCCGGATCCTGCAAGGTTCCTCTCTTGTGCACCTTCTTTCCGGTTACCACCTCGAAGCGGGTGGCGACGACAGGCTCGAGCTGTGTGCCGAACCAGACCTTGGCATTTCCGGAAAGATCGTCCGGTTCCATCATGCCGATTTTTTCTGCGGCCAGGCTATAGGCGCTCTTGTAAGGGTTCAATCCGAGCACGGTTCCGCAATCGGATCCTCCGATGCCTTGGGTTCGTACCTTGAGCCATTCTTCTTTCGGAGCGTCAGCTCTCAAAATCAGTGTCGGTTTCATTGTGTTCTTCCTCCTAATTTGGTATACTAGGGGTAGCTCCGAGACCGGAGCTGCCCAAAATCTATATGGAAAGTGCCCGAACTGTGCCAAGTCGTCGGGCACTTTTCATTTGTCTGAAATGATCCGGGGGACGGTGATGGTGAGCACCGTCCCCGGCCGCAGATTGGCGCAGTCCTCGATGTTGTTATCCTGAAGAACCTGCCATGCAAGCTCGTTCACATCGTCGTCTGCGGTCGCGATGCGGGACACGATGTCGTATACCGTATCCCCAGATTCGACCTCGACCTCGTAAGTCACCATTTCCTTCTCCGGTGTCGGAGTGGCGAGGATGTACGCTCCCAGCAGGATGTTTACTCCCGCTACCAGCCCATACAGGGCTGCGCCTATCTTTCTCATGCTAATCTCCTTTCAGGATGTTCCGCTGCTCCACCAGCCGGACACTTTCGTGCAGGGCAAGGGTGCCCTTGCAGAAGTCTTCCAGTACAGTTTCGATCGGGACGTTGTTTCTTTTTGCAAAGTTCTCCATGATGGATCCGGCGATCGACATGATATGGTCAGTACGGAGGAATGGACTTGCGTTCATTTTGACCTTCAAGCGGCGGTCCTCCGTCTCCTCGACCGTAAATATTACGGTATACTTACGCGCGCTCTTTTCCACGCTGTTTCTCCCTTCTCTCGATACTGGTCCTTGCCCGTTCCAGGGCATCGGCCAAGAAATAAAATTGGTCCTCATAGCTAGCGAGCTGCTTCTCAAGCTCGCGAATCCGCGTCTCGAGCTTGCGACGCTCGAACGGGCTCATGGGATTCTGGTTCCCGTCCCATCCCTCGCATTCTGCGACGGAGGCGGCGGTATAGCATACGCCAGGCACCCCTTGGCACCTCTTCAACAGCCCGGCTTTTTCTCTGTCGCGGATGGCTGCGTCAGAACACACCCACCGCTTCGCCAGAAGCTTCAATGGCCACACGCCTACGCTCCCGACGATTTCTTCCCGGTTCGTCATGGCTCCTCCTCCCTCCTTTCGATGTCATTCATCACTCTTTCGAGTGATGCCAGTCAAGCATCCCTTTTCTCACATTCCTTCTGTGCACGCTCGATGTCTACCTTCATGGACATCCCGTAAAGGACGCCCATCTCGAAGTCAGTGACCCGGACGCGGCTAGTCTTCTTTGCAAGGCTTTCCCAGTACGTGCGACGATCCGTGATTGTTCTTTCTGGCTCCATCAGTATCACCTCCTTTCTCCTTCCGCTATTCGCCCACTGCGGGCGAGGTGAATCATCAGGGTATCCTTACCCCCTCACCACCCTAAGCCCGCCGTTCGGCGGGCTGGTGGCTTCTTGTCCTTGTTCTACTGAAGGCGGCCTTCGCGCCATTCCTTGATGGCCTGTTTTTCGGCCTTTATTTCGAGGTGCAGGCTATCGCTGCAACTCATCAGCCCGATGGCCTGATAGGCTTCCGCCATCGTGAATGCTAGGCAGTGGTATCTCTCGCTGTCGGCCAGCTGGCCTTTACGAAGGGCTCTCGAAGCATCCAGGTAGGCTTCAAAAACTTTATTCAGTGCTGTTTTGTTCATTTCGTTGGTTGTCATGGTATTTCCTCCTTGTTGTGCTTACCCATTCTTTCGTGTTGCTCTTTTCGTCTACAACTATATAATAGCTCTTTTGTATTCGTCTGTAAAGTATTTTTACAAATATTTTTTAGGTTTTTGCGTTTGTGAACACGATTCTTTTATGTTATATTGTGAATATGGAGGCGTATTACCAATGATTAAATTCTTGATCCTGATAATAGTAATCAGCCTAAGCGCTCATTATCCTGCCATCTTGTTTTTGGCCATTTTTTATTTTGCGTATAGATTCCTAATGAAAAAGAAGAAGCGCAAAAAAATGAATTGGTCGGAAGCGTTTAACGAAGAGCACAGAACAGGTATCGCATCATTTACAGATATGGTTAGAAAACGTAGAGACCCATTTGCAAAAGAGGCCATCGTTTTTAGCATTAACGAGCTATCTAAAATGGGTATATTGATGGCAATTCCCAGACCAGTCATAAAGGATTGGGCCATTAGATCTATATCAAGCGACGATCGCGATGCCGTAAGCGTGGACGAAATTCGACAGTACCTACCTCGCATGACCAAAAGGGACGCATACTATCTGGCCTCTTCCATACAAAATACCTGCCGCGTTTATTGGGATCTGAAAGATGCGATAAATGCTGGGTGTACGCATTATATTTGGAAGGCAGGCACAGATGCGCAGCATAGGCACATGAATAACATTGTTTGCCCCCTCGACGAGCCCATTCCGGAATATATCGTCAAGGATGCGTCGATGCATGGGCCTATATACGCCGGAGAAGGATATCATTGTCTTTGCTGGATTGCACCAGTAATTAGCGATTCAGATGCCCCTCCCTCGCCCATACGGATCTACGAGGACGGAGCCATTAAAAAGATATCTAAAAGAGAGTTTGTGAGAAGATGTGTCCCAAATAAATGAACGCGAAAGGCCCCGCTATAAGCGAGGCCTTTTTACATGGCTATCTATAGGAAAGTAACGTGATTACTGATGCTGAGCGCTGTAGTTGACTCCATCCGTTAGGATCCCTGTGTCCATGCCATACTTCAAATAGGCGCGGCAGATAGGGTTCATGTATCGCTTGCTGGGAGTTCCATAGGGGCTTCCCTCGGTCATGATATACACTAGCCCGTGGCGGATTCCGTGGGGCGTCCATGCATCGGTGCGGTCAGCCGTATCTGGAAGCCGCTCCATGACCCGTTCCACCTCGATCGTTTCCTTATGGTAGAACCTCGGGAACCCTTCATAGCGATCGAGGCGCGTCTCGTCCGCATCACTGATCAGCCAGAGCAGAACAGGAACCCCTCCCCGCAAAGACTCTCCCTTCTCGATGGTGGCGTAGTATCCGGTGAGGCTCCCTCGGAAAGCCAGCCGGTATCCAGGAAGCCATCCCTTCCCGAAGAGCTTTGCGTCCGGGCAGCGCACTTCCATCTGAGCCTCGTCCATGTTGCTTCCATACGCTACATACAACTTCATATACGTTCCTCCTTTGCTAAATTCAGCCCTGTGTGGGCTCCGTGTATATGGGGTGGTATAAGGATACCCCCCTCACCCCGGAAAGCCCGCACGTGGCGGGCGGCGGGTATCCTTCGCGGGGCAGATCAGGCTCTCTGCAAGCGGCGGGCATCCCGGAAGGCGCTGTCGCCTTCCAGTTTCTCGAGCATCCACTTCCTGCAGGTGGCGTACTCCTCTCCGATGAGCCCCAGGCGCAGGAGCCAGGTTCGAAAGGTGTACTTCGGATTCGTAGTGGTCGTCTTCGTGGGGCTCGCGCTCTTCTGCGCAAGCGCCTGGCTTACGACCGCCATGCAGAATTGTATATATGCCTTGACCTTGCCCGCATGCAGGGTGCTGTTGAATACCCGGAACTCTACCGTTCCCTTGGTGTCTACGGCGTGCAGGTTGAGGCCGTGGTAGCGGGTATCATTGTAGTGGTCGTTTCGGTTCCAACTTTCTCCTTGCGATTCGTACCAAGTATCGATGATGTCCTCTCGGCTTTCCATCGGCTGGCTCGGAGCGTTGACCTCCATCAAGAATTCAGGGTATATCTTCTTGCAGTATCTATCCGCTCGACACTGAAGTACTCCCAGCGCATCGTATATGAGGTCCTCCTTACTGTTTACGATGTTAACCAGGTTGCGCAGGTGTCGTGCATCGAATTTCCCAGCGCCTACGTGTACGTGGATCCCGCAGGAGTCGTTGACCTTTGCTCCAGCCTTCCGCAGCGCTCTTACGATATGCTGCAGGGTTTCGATGTCATCGTAGTGGAGGATCGGCGTGACCAGCTCCACCGCATTCTCCCAGGTGAGTGGATCCCCGCCCGCCTCGCGGGTAATGCTGGCGTCGCGCATCACCTTCCATATCCGGCCGTCCGGGGCGGTGATTTCGCGTGTCTCGTAGCAGTTGCGGGCCATCCGGCCAACCTGGCCTCCCAGCTCCGTAGCTACAATGTCCGCCGCGTGTGCGCGGGCGAGGCCGGTCATTTCGATCTCTACCCCTACGGTTAAGCTCTTGTCGATTTTGCTCATAGCGTTCCTCCTTTTCGTGTGTGCGCTCTTTCGCTGTCGGTATATTTACCTTACACACACATCATAGCTCTTCATTTTTCGTGTGTCAACGATTTAATTTCACTCGATTTATGTTTTTGGCGTTTACAAACACCAAGAAAAGAGGTATGATAGGTTTAGAAAGGAGGTGATACTATGAATATCCCAACCACAGCAGACACCATCGGCGACAGACTGAAGCTCGTCCGCTTCTCAATCCATCCCAAGCCATCTCAGACAAAGTTTGCGGAAGACTGCGGGACTACTAAACACGCTTATAGCGAATATGAGTATAACCGCGTCGTGCCAACAGACACATTCCTGCAGCTGGTGTGCAAGAAATTCGACGTCAACTACTCCTGGCTTAAAACGGGACAGGGGGAGATGCGCGATGCAGATGACCGCAGCATCGTAGAAGACGTCGTCGCTAGGTACAATCTGGACGCCAACCAGCGCAGGATCATGGAGGTATTCCTCTTCATGGATCCGGAGAAGCGTGAAGACGTTTCCAATGCCTTTTTTGAGTTCATTGCAGGTTTTCATGACGACCTGCAGGCGGATGATATCCGCGCTGAGCAGACCGTCGTGAAGCGTGCCTTTGAACTCGAAAAAAAAATACAGAAGAAACGGAGAGCAGAGTCCAATCCTTCTCTCGATGTGGATTCTCTGGCACACAATACTGGCTAGCGATAGCGATCCAGACCCACCACCACCACGTTATTTTTTCCCTTTTAGGAGGGCATAGCCTATGGAAATGAATTACAATTTCATTATCCGGAACCGGCCAAGGAAAAATGGGAAGCCAAACTACCAACTCATTCTATCTTATCGATCGAAGGATGGAACCTGGAAGCAGGCATCAAAAGGCGGCTATGCTCTTAGATCCTTGGCAGCATCAGATAAAGAAAAAGAAAAACTACTCGCTAAGGTGCGAAAGAAAGGCGACATCGATGCCGTATTCGAAGGCATGACGCTCCGCGAATTCGGGGAGATGTATATATCCAGCCGCACGACGCTCGCCCCCAATAGCATATTCACTTACAGGAACCGTCTGGCATCCATGACCGATCTGCTGGATAAGCCGATGGTGGACATTACTTACGCAGACGTCAGCCGGATGATCAATGGTATGCGGAATGCCGCCACCTCGAGCATTAAAGGTCGTGTCAGCCTACTGAAAACACTTTTTCGAGAGGCTGTCCGTTATCATGTCGTGACCGCCTCCCCCATCTCTGACTTCGCGTACAAACCTCGCGAAGACAAAGCCGGTAAGACGAAACTTCGAACGCTGAGCCAGGATGAAGTACAAGCACTGCTCCGATATGCACATGACCATAACAGGGAAGCGTGGATCGTTCTCTGCTTCGCAGTCTACACCGGCGCCCGGATCGGCGAGATCCTCGCCCTCACCTGTTCCGATATCGACCTTGCCAATTGCAGCATCACCATCAATAAGCAGCTGACCGTCACGGATCCAAGCAATCATAAGGTGCGAGGCATCGCTCGAGTCAAATCGAAGCACTCGAACCGGGCCGTCCCAATTCCTCCCGCTCTGGTAACAGCACTAAACGAGTACCTGGATGAACGCGTCCTCTACGTGCACCGCCGCCTGACGCATTACCGCACTTCGCACAATATCAACTGCCTGATCAATCGGTGTGTCCCCGGACACTCAGTACACGATCTCCGGCATACATACGCCACCCGTCTACTCGCCGAGGGGATAGATATCAAGACTGTCGCAAGCCTGCTTGGCGACACCATCACCACGGTCGAGCTGATTTACGTCCATTACACGGATGAGATGCGCGAGAAGGCCGCAGATGATATAAACAGAATTTTTGGTTAAACATGTTTTGAGCACACAAAAAAACACCCCCGATTCACACATGAATCAGGGGTGTTTCTTTTTGACGGATTTTTGACAAAAGCAGCTTCTTGGCGAGAAAAAGCTAGGATTTATCGCATCTTTCTCGGATTAATTTTTATGTTTATTGTATCCGAGTTTGATCCGGAAATTTTTATTTAATTACAAAAAGCTCGATAGTATCGAATTTCTTTACTTTCGTTCTTTGAAAATTTTTGGGGCATGCGCCGGAAAATAACGGTAATTTAGGATAGTTTTTTGCCAAATTTTTGACAAAATCATGATCCAGAAACCACGATCCTAGCGAACTCCACTATTGCTAGCGCCGCCCACACGTCCCTCTGTCTCTTTGCGATCACCTGTTTGCGCTCGAGCCTTTTGATTTTGTCTTTCAATGTCTCCAAGTGTTCGTTCAAGTTCGAGAGCGAAGTCTTGGCAGCGCTCATTGCGATCTCGGATTTCTCCAAGGAGCTCTCGGTCTGCTGCAGTCTGTTCCTGCAGTCGGTAAGCTCGCTCTGAAGCGCGATCAATTCCTTCGTTGATCCGTCCGAGCTCTTCTCTAGCATTTTGATTTTCTCTTCTTGCAGTGTCAATTCCGCTCTGAGCTTCGCTGACGTCTCTTTCAATGTCCTGAACTGATCCGCCGACATCACTACTTCCTGCTCCGTAGTCTCCTCGCCATAAGAAATAGCTGGCCACCAGCAGGAGCAGAGCAGCAACACAGCAACTAGCGAGACGCATTTTGTCTTCTTCCACATTTCACACCTTCAATTATATTACAAATCGCTAAGGATTGCGAATTTTTACCCTAGCAGGCGTTCGAGGTTCCCTTTTGATAAATCACTCAAGGAATGGTCCGCCAACGCATGTCAGGGCTATTTAACCCCATCGAATATTTTCGATATAGCCGATTTTTATACATCCAGATCTTTGCAATAGTCGTAAGTAGCATTGGCGCGGTTCGAATAGCCTTCCGCATACTCATCGCAACCAGCAGCATGCGCATACTGGTATTTAAAAAGCGCGCACAGGACGTCCAGATCTCGAAGGTCATAGTTCCACTGCCGGTTGGCAAGGAAGCGGCACACTACGGACGTAGAAGTCGGGCACCACATCCCTGCGTAAATCGTGCATCGGGTGTCATCCAGATTCGGAATCTCCCACAGTTCATCTACGTAGTCTAAGCAGTCCTCCGCCAGCTTCTCTCGCTGAGCGGACTGGCCTTCAGGAGAATTAAGCAGCTCCTTCAGACCGGCGAGGTCTCCGCTGTAGTAGATATCTGAGTAGGAACGACCGGAGTAGTAATCACCTCCTGGGATACGACTGAGCAAGTCCTCCGCTCTGTCACCTTCCCACTGCGATACGCCAATCGACGGATAGTCTCCTGCGGTCGAGCAGGAAACCGAATCGAAGTCTCCTTCTATACCTACTTCAATGATGCCGTCAGCAATGGCATTAGCCAGTTCTTCTCTAGTCATGGGTAACCTCCTTCTTGGGAACGGACGGGAATTGAACCTTGGGGGGATCCTTGGGTTTCTTGGCCTGAAGCTCCGCGGCATCCGGTCGCCCGTCATTATTTTTATCGACATTAAATACGGAAAGAAAGGTTACGGCAGCCACGACCGAGGCTGCCGTGTATTCTTTGAAATAGGACACCAGGAGCGGAAGGTCGGGATGGCCGGTCAGCATCCACTGATATACCCAGCCGCCCACAAGGAGCGCACTGATCAGGGCAAGACCGATGCCATAGAACCACACAATTCGCATGGACGACTTCGCATTCCGAGTACGCTTCCGCTCACGATTGATTCGGTCGATCAGCCATTTAAACTTTTCCATCATTGCCCACCATCCTCATCTTTTTAATATCTGCCAGCATATGAGTTCCTGATCCATTACCACCCAGCGCGTGATAGGCATCATAGATTTCCTCAGCTAGCGCTGCGTCATCGTATGTGATGCACCCCTTCTTCGACGAAACGCGATGAATGCGGATAAGATTCATCTTCAGCAGTATACGAGTCCCATGCTCGATGCCCTCCTGCCGCCGTGCTAAACTTCGGGATTTATTCCAGGCGTAACCAAAGACAAATGCCCCCACAGCGTACACAACCTGCAGGAGGAAAGAAAATAAAGCTGAGTCCATAGTCCCTCCAATAAAAAAGACCTCCGAGGGAGGTCTTGGAAATCATTAAATCAAGGGGTTACCGTTCCGGTTCCAGTGCCCGTTCCCGTACTGCAGTGGCAGAGGCCGTATCCTGCGAGCGTCTGATATGGGCTCGCGGTGATATACGCGGGCTGTGGGAATGGTCGAAGCTGATTAACCAGTGCGGCGCTCTGCATCACCTGAGACAGGTTGAAGTTTGCGGACTGGAGATCGCGGTCGCGATCCGCCAGCCTGTCTCTGAGATCCTGGATCTGGCTCGCCATCATCATGCCACGGGTCTTCTCAGCCTCCTCATGGAGCGCTGTTTTCAGCTCGCATGTATTCCTGTAGTTTTCTGCCCGCACGCTATCGATATTGCGGTTTGTTTCGCAGCAACACTGCTGCTGGGCAAAGCGGTTCTCAGCAAGCTGACTGCCGAGCGAATAGTTGCCCTGCATGACCGTTTTCTCAAGCCCTGCCTGACCCTGGAGCATGGTGGTGTTGAGAGAAAATGTTGAATCCGCAAGTCCGTAGGAAACCCCGCGGAGCTGTCCCATTTCGTCTTGGTGATTAAAACCTGCCTGCATCTCTGCCTGTGTCAGTCCGGCGCGATTTCCAAAGCCGCCCCAGCCGCCACCGCCCATCATAGCGAAGATGACGATCACCCACATCAGCCAGGCTCCACATCCGCCGCCCCAGCCATCGCTATTTGTGGCAGCTGGAGTCCCGACATTCATTACTGGTGTAATTCCTTCCATTTTTCTGTTCCTCCTTTACATGGAATCTATGAAATCTGAGTGCGCACATCAGAGTTTCAATCCAAATGGAGAAAGAAACTGACCAAGCTGCTCGTCACTCCACCCCTTCTGGCGTGCCAGGTTACGGACGATAGCTTTCATTTCATCAGGGTTCTTTCCCTGGCCCATCTGCATAGCACGGCCCATCAGAGGATCATTCCCCGCCAGTTGCTGGATCATTCCTACGGGATTTTGTGCCTGCTGCAGCATGCCGATTAACTGGAACGGATTCATGGTCTTTCTCCTCCTTCATCGAATTCAGCGCCTTTTCCATCTCTTCCACCTTGGCTTGCAGCGCTGCCAGCGCTCCGGCGGGCGCTGCTTCCTGCTTAGGCGGTTCCTTGGATACGACGTAGACTTTAAATACCGGCATCCCGTTAAGATCTATCGACTTCTCATAGATCTTTCCTTCAGCCGGGGAGGGAAAATAGGACGGTGTCCCATCCAGCATGACCTGTGCCGCTCGTGCTTCCTCGATGCCTGTCACCAAGTGCCCGCGAACGGCCATTGGCTGAGGCGGACGCTGCATCTGCCGCTGCTGTTCGAGCATGGCCAGCCGATCCTGCATTTGAGGCGTTGCTCCGTAGTAATTTGTTGGATAGAATTCTCCGTACATGGTATCCCCTCCTTACGATTCCATTGTAAATTAAACGAGAAAGTGAATGGTGTCACAAAAGGCCTAAAAATATCCCAGCTTTTTGCCCGATTTGTACATCTTCTTAGAGATACGCCGTGCAATCCTAGCCACGCTCTTCCTTGTAAGCGACTGGTCGATAGCAATCTCTTTAAAAGACATTCCTTCAATAAGTCTCATTTTTATGTATTTCAGCTCGTCGGGTGTAAAGATGGCGGCTTGAAGCATCGCATCAAGCTCTTCGCGGTCAACCGTTTTTAGCCATTCTTTAACCACCCTTCGCTCAGGTCCCATGATAATCACCTTTCCTTTCGTTGCTCCTGCGTCTACCGCTTTCTTATACCCTCTCTATTGATATAAGAAAAAGACTAAGTTAGATGGTGGCTACATACTGTTTGAACAGTTTACCTTCTGGCATATCGGGGTCATCCCAATAGAGGGCTTTAGCTACTACGATATACTTTTCAGGGTCTTTACCCAGGACGTTAGAGAGGTCACTATACAGCATGTTAATCGCATAATACAAATCTGCAGGATGGTCAATGTTACGTTTTTTAGCTTCTTCCTCCACTTCTGCAAACGTCCAGTGCGGGCCAGTAGTACCGTCAACGTTTTCCATATGAGCTACCGCCTTGATAGCAATGTCGTTATCGAAATACGGGCCGCAGTCCAGCTCATGCAGTTTGAGCAGTAGATGTTTTGCCTTCGGGTCTGCGGTATCCAAAGTAAGACTATCCAAATATTCACAGATAGCATTATGCAATTCACGAGTCTTCGTACCATCCGAGGCGTCCGAAGACATATCAAGATATTCCCTAGCAGTAAGCATATTACCTCCTATATATATTAAGAAATTTTTGCACCATTAAATTTGAGATTCATCATTTATGCCGTTCTCACCCAAGCTCTTACTATGTATGCAGGGGGTTGAACGGTGTTAGATGAACCGTAAATGGAGTTAGATTTAGAAGCGTTAAAACTTAGTCTTGTAGCTTGCTCCCCCAAATCCCCGCTAAGTCCTCCTCCTTGTCTTCCGGAAATAGTAGCATTCAGTGCTCCTTCCGTAAAAATGACAGGCAGAGATCTTGCATTTGTATAACCAAATTCTGCATGACCTGTAATATTTGGCAATCCTGCACTTCTCTGTGTCCCTGCTTCACTTGCATTGCCTGTCTGCAAACAGAGGTTAGCAGGTACTTCTTCCCATGTGCCATATTGCATAAATGGAAAATCTGCTTTCGTCTTGTTTTTATCGGCAGAAACATATATAGAACCAATGGGATAAAAAAAATTTGTTAGCTGTTCTTTTGTCATTCCAGCATCAAAAGTATTTGTCTCCCCCCCACCTTTGGTGACAGTTACTTTGCCATTTGATTCTGTGACGGACTGGACGTATTGCGTAGGATCCCACGTCTTTGCATTTTCTTCACTTTGCTTTGCTGCCTTTGCACTGTTAGCTGCATTTGTTTCACTAATTTTTGCATTAGAAGCACTGGTAGATGCATCAGAAGCCGAAGAAGCAGCCGCAGAAGCAGACGAGGCAGCAGCAGATGCTTTTGAACCGGCAGTTTCAGCCCACAACCTAGCAGATGTGCTTCCATTTGGCGCTTGTCCTCTTGGTGCTTCTGCATATGCCCTAGCTGCATTTGCATAGTAAGATGCGGTTTCTGCACTAGACTGAGCGGTACTTGCAGAGGATGCTGCATTACCAGCAAGCACCTTAGCTGCCTCAGCCCAAGTCTTAGAGGACTTACTGTTAGTAGCTCCATCTGGGCTACTATCTGACATCGACCACGCCTTGGATGTATTGGCACTCGCGGCTGCATTCGTCTCGCTAGTCTTGGCATTCTCTTCGCTCGTCGCCGCTGCACTCTTGGAGGCGGCCGCTGCGTTCTCGCTCGCCTTGGCAGCGCTCGCACTCGCGGACGCATTCGTCTCACTGCCATTGGCGTTGACAGCACTGGTATTCGCCGCACTTGCACTCTTTATCGCATTGCTTTCGCTGGTTGCGGCTGCACTGGCGGAGCCAGCGGCATTCGTCTCACTGGTGGCTGCTGCACTGGCGCTATTGGCGGACGCTGTCGCATTGGCGCTGGCGATACTTGCACTGTTCGCAGCGGCGTTCTTGGAGGCGGCTGCATTCGTCTCGCTAGTCTTGGCATTACCCGTCTTC